TAACGGTGACATCGTTCTGATCCATGCTGACGTCGTTGACGTACAGCGTCCATGGCTTGAGTGGCGTGTTCATATCCGCCGAATCAAACCGCTGGTATGTGGCAGAAATTGGAGTGATGCGCGCATACCCCCGCCAGAGCTTAAGTTGCTGCTTAAAATCCTGTGCAAGACGACTGAATTTGACGCTGCAATCGATAACAGGCGTGCTGCTCTGCTGGCTTTCATTGATTTCCATGCGGCACGGCGTATAGATTTGGCCGACAAACGTTTTGGGGAACACCTGCTTATCTACCAGCCTGATATAGCCGAATGTCTGGTTATAGAACGTCAGCGTGTCGAACAGCACCCGATTTGGGCGCTGGCTTTTGAACTCTCTGAAAGTCGGCATTAAGGCACCCTTGGTAATGATTCCTTATCCCGTCTGTCGGGATAACCAGTGACGACAATGTCCAGCCAGCTACCCCATGGCGGCGGAAGCTCAATCAGAATGTCATCAAATTCGTCATCTGAGTTATTCAGCTCTCTGGCAATTACGCTTCCTGTCCATGTGAACACAGACCCGCTCTGGTTCCATGTTGGATAAGCGGTAAAATGAAGCTCCTGGACTTCCAGTCCTGAATCGCCTGTCCCTGTCGATAGCCTCATGTTGAACCACTGATTACCGTTATCCAGATAGTTAGGACTGCGCAACCATTGGTAAAATGCGCGATGCTGATCGCGTGTGAATATCCATGTCAGGCTGAATGAAGATTTAAGGTCATCAGTCAGCTTCTGGAATATTGGCTCACCCACCTGCGGTTGGTCAGTGCGGAACCCCGTATCATTGGTGACGTTTTTATTCGACTTCTGAGCCAGCGGGAGCCAGTTAGGATAATCAATAGCCATTATTCTGTAGCCCTCGCTGATGCTGTTGTGTTGCGGGTGATAGCCTGCCGGATTGGTCCACCCTGGTTTAGGTCTGCAACGATGACGTCAATAGTTAGCCCGCCACCTGTGTTACTGGCCTGAGCATCAACAGTGGCGCTGGTATAATTCTGGATGTTGATAACCACACCGCCTGAACCGCCTCCTGATGACGTCATTTCTTTGTTGCTAATCACTGAGCCGTTATCGCCAGGTATCATGTACTGCTTGCCGCTACTTGCCTGGTAGATTTCAGGCATTCCACCCTCACCAACTTGGTACATTGAGCCTGAGCTGACAGGCCCGCCGTTTTTGCGTTTACCTGCAACGCCCATAGCCAATGCACCAAGAACCGCACCGATACCTATCGCTGCCGCACCGCCAAATGACCCTATTGAGGCTACAATGGCGGCAGGCGTCCAGGCTGCGACAGTCGTTGCTGCAGCAGCTGTACTTGCCGCCGTTGTGATAGCCGTTCCGGCAACAGATGCCGCTGTGGTTGTAGCAACAGCAGTTGTTTGAGCGGCAGCCCCCATGACTGAGGATTTAACCCACTCAGCGCTCATCTGTATGAAAGAGTTAATCAGGCTGTTGATGGCATTGCTGGCGAGTGACTGCATGGCCTCCTGGGCTGTCATGCTGCCAGTAACCATTCCGGTGAAAGCATTGGATGCATTGCCGGCCAGAGAATCAAACGACGCGGCAACTGCTTCGTTGCCGACACTCTGATTGCGCCACATCGTCCACATTGCAGCTGTTCGCTGCTGGTCGTACTGTGTGTTTAGTGAATTGCGCAGGGCGAGGCTTTGCTGTTCGGTAAGAACCTTTTGGTTCTCGAACTGCTGGATGAGCGCTAGTTTCTGCGCATTCTCATTGGCAAGCTGCTGAACTGGATCGACAGTGCCTGCGGCGGCCTGTTGTGGCGTGACAACCTGCTCAGAACGTATTTTCGCGAGGTTGGTCTGGTGCTGCTGCTCCAGTTGCTCAGCAGTAGCGTTATATTGCTCCTGACTGATTTTCTTCGCGGATAATGCAGTCTGCAGGTCCGCTACATCCTGCTTATAGCTGGCATCTGCCTTTGTTTCGGGGAGAAGCTTTTCAGCTGCCGCCTGGGCCCAGATCGCATTTCCTGTATCCCACTTGGCTGCGGCATACTACCCGGCAAGTTTGATATCGTTCTGCGTTGCCGCGCTACCCAGTGACTGTTGAGCCGTGAGGATTGCCTGCTCTCTGCTGAGTTCACGCGTTGAATCGCCAGCGAGCTCTGACTGCTGCTTCAGATTAGCCAGTTTCTGCGCTATTGATTCAGCCTGATTCTCGGCTTTCTTTCCGGCAGCCAGTCCGTCCTTAGTTTCTTTGTTCCTGGCTGCTTCTGCAGCCTGAAGATCGTATTGCGCCCCAGCTAATTGGCCTGCTGCATTTACCTGATTCTGATTGCCGCCTTTGTCTCCGGCCTCCATGCGGGCTTTGGTAACTGCGCGGAGACGCTTGTCGGTGATGGCAAGTAGAGTGTTTTCATCTTCCAAATCTTTGTTATATGCATCAGCTTTATCGCTGCGAGGGATTTCAAGACTTGTAGAGTTGAATTTATCCTTTGCGCGGCTGGCAAAATCTATTGCGTGCCCGAATTGATTCATCAGCCCGCTAGCCACGCCAGCAGCGTCACCGTCACGCTTCAGTAAGTCGATTCCCTGAGCAAAGGTGCCATTCATCAGAGCGCGGAGAATGCCGGTTTTACTGACAGTCTGGCTAAGCTTTTCTTGCGCTGATTCGTTCTGCGCCAGCAACTGAGTGTGCTCACTTTGGACATCAGCAAGCTCAGAGAGCGTGACTTTATAGAGAAGGCTTCCCTCCTCAAGTGATCCGAGAGTGCGACGAAGCCGAGACTGCTGAAGCTCATTGGCCTCAAGTGTCGACTGATTGTCTTTTAACGCATCAGCCTGAGCACGGATAGACTTGCTGGCGTTGTCGATTTCAGCAGCAAGTTGAACCTGACTCATGCTTTTCATTTTGGCAATGACGCCATCGAGTTTGTCAGCAAAGTCGATGCTTTCCTGTCGCGCCTACTGCATCTTCTGATAGAAGTAGAAAATTCCAGCCGCTGCTATTACGGCCGCTCCAACCGGGCCGCCAATAAGGGCTAATGCGCCACTGGCAAGAGACTTAATCGTGGTTGTTGCAGTCACTGCCGCGGCTGTTGCTGTTCGCGTTGCGACAGCCTGTGCAATCTGGGCCTCTGCATATGCAGCCGATCGCTGGATAGCCACTGACTTTGCGGCATTGAGATTTTGCAGGGCAAAGCCCTCAGCCGAAGAGCCTTTAGCAACGTTGTACTCAGCCTGAGCAAGTGCAAGCGAAGACAGAGCGGCTTCTTTATCCAGAAGGGCCTTTCTGGCGACTACAGTGGCTGCTGTAGCTGTTGCTGCGGTGGATTGCGCTGTAGCAACAGCCTGAGCCCTGGCCGCCAATGCGTCATCCACTCTTGCTTTGGTTGCCATCGCTAAAGCGCCTGTGAATCTACCGCCAAAAATAACTGCGGCGGCAGCAATCACGTTGGCGACCACATCCAGATTCTCACTTAAAGAGATAACGCCCTGGTTAAATATCTTGATTGACGTGCTGACGCTGGAGCTTTCGCCGACAAATTTAGTGATGTTGTTTGTGGCGACTGTGAATGCCTGCCCCATAGTCAGTGCGGTGTTCGCGAATTCCTTCGCAATGGCATCGCTTTGCTTCAACAGGCCATTGACCACTACCTCGGTAGTCAGCTTGCCCTGCGCAGCCATGCCACGCAACTGACCAATAGTCACGCCCAGGGAGTCAGCCAAAGCAACAGCCAGGCGACTGCCGTTTTCAGAGATTGAGTTGAATTCTTCACCACGCAGAACGCCTGACGCCAGTGCCTGAGACAATTGCGTCATGGTTGAACTGGCTTCTTCCGTTGTTGCACCAGATACGGTAAGACCTTTGTTGATGGTCGTCGTTAGCTTAATCAGGTCGGCTGTGCTGGTCCCAGCGCTCCTTGTTGATCGCTCAAGGCAGCCATAAAGGGTTGCCGTTGCTTCCAGGCTTGACCTTGTATCTTGGGAAATATTGAAGACTCGCTGCGTAACATCCGCAAGTTGCTCATTGGCGCGTACGGAGTTGGCTAGCTTGTTGTTCACCGTTACCCAGGCGTTGCCATATTCGGCGATCTGCTGCACCGAAATGGCAGCAGTCAAAGCTGAGGCGACTTTAGTCAATGAGGCAAATGCTTTTCTGCATTCCCAACTGATTTGGCAGTGCTATTAAAGCCCTGGTCGAGCTTGTTGAGGCGCTCATTTACCTGGCGCTGACCCTCGATAAGTCTGGCGACGTTCATTTCTATTTCATAAACGATATTTCCCACTTGCTGTTCGCCTGCCATTCTCATTCTCCGGGCATAAAAAAAACCCGCCGGAGCGAGGTTTAATGATTTTTCTTTTATTCAGGCGTGACTATCAAAGATTAGATCTAAGATCTTCTTTGCCTGCTCGAAATATTTGATATCAAGCTTTTCATCGACTGGCGTCTCATAGGGCCATTTAGTATATCTAGTGGAAACTGTCTCTTGCTTGCCAATTGACTCGATTATCTTCAATGAATCAGCAGAATTAAACACGCCATCCTTACCTGATGAAACTGGCTTTTGTTTGCCGATTCTCACATATGCAACCGTCCCCGGGAAATGCTCACTTCCGACCAAGATGTTGTAGCCTGATTTATTTTTTATGATGTAAAAACTCTTATGATTTACGTAACAGGTTACATCGTCTGTCATTGTGTCGGTTTTGCAGGCGGTATTCCATGCGCTTTTGTCGCTGTAATCCTTGCCAATGGTCCCAGATGCGTCGGAGTGAAAAATGCTGACATTGACCCCATCAATCTTAAAGGCTTCTGTTACCTGCAATACTGGTATTTTCATGTCATCAGTTTTAGCCCATAGATCACACGTAATCTTACTATCAGGATTCAATCTTTTTTCTTTGAAAGAGTTCTCACTAATTTCTAGACCCTCTCGCCCTGTTGTCGGGTAAGAGCTGTCCTCGTATGTATCACAACCTATCGTTTTTACCTCAGGAATTCCTTGCAACCACTTAATGTCCTTTGGCTTCATTTTTTCACTAGCATGCGTGAGTGAAGGCAACAGAAAAGCACATAAACATAACCAAATTATCTTATTCATATCCCTATCCCAAAATTAAAAGATGAGATAAATCCTAGCCGGGATGTGTCGCAATGGGAAGCAAGAATGATGTATCGACAGTTATGATTCCTTAGCCAGCCTCTTCGCCTTTTTAGCAAGGTAGTCATCTGCAACCTGATCGTACTCTTCCCGTGTGAATCCCTTCTGGTCAGGGTATTTCGCTGCAAGCATGTGCTGAAAATCGGTCATCGTTAGTTGCTCTGCTTCTGAGCGCGTCATGCCGAAATGATTGCGAGCCGCGCTGACATAGTCAAAGGCATTAAACTCTGTCGTCGCCTTACCGCTTTCGTGGCGCTGTAACTGGCGAACCTTTGCTTTACCGATGACACCGTGAGTTATGAGTAACTGAGCGATCAGCAGTACTTCAAAGTCACCCATCAGCCCCATACGTCGCTTAAATGGCCTGCCTTTCGTTCTGGCCGGACGGAACTCACCGATAAGAACCGATAAATCCCTTTCGCAGCATGCTTCCATCACGGTCATGGCGGCCATTCCCGGATAATGCTTCCGCGCGGTGCAGGAGCAATGAAGCGTTTCTTCACCCATGTATGGCCAATACCAAAGGGGTTAGTCGTATTGAATGTCTCAAGTGGGATGTTTGGCAACAATGTGCCATTTTCGCGCGGATAATCCTGCGGCCTGAACGACGATCGACGGCAAGAGAACATGGATTCGTAAAAGTCAGCATTAGGCTGCTTTGTCAGTTCGTTAAAACCTATAAATGGGAATTCTTGCCCGTGATAGTCACAGTAGTCATCCGCCTCTTTGCCGAACCGGAAAAGAAGCTCTTCACCAGTAGGCCATACCCATCGCAGCTCTGAAGCGGAGTTTAGGAACCTCGCTCCATCACCGAAAAGGCGATACATACGCTTTGACTGAGTGATTATGTCGGCAAGGTTTTTGTATTCAGTGTCGAAGATGATTCCGCGCCAGAACGTGCCGTACCCCAACCCAACCAGGCGGCGGAATCGTGCAAGTTGTGCCGCTGTCTTGCCGGGCCCGCGAGTTCCCTCAAACAGGATTTCATCGCATGGGCAGCTCAGCGCCAGAGATTGCGATCCGGGCAAAGGCTTCCAAACTACGTTGTAGCTCATTTGCCTAATACCTCGCTCTGCTGTTGCTGTGCGGCCGCCTCCCATTCTTCAGCGCTGGCGCAAGTTGGAACCGGCATAATGTTATGGGTCGCAGTAACCTTCTGGTCAATCTGCTCTTTGAATGCCTGTACACTGATGTGCTTGCCAAGTAGCTCAAGGTTTTTCACCTTATCGGGCCACTTAATCTTCTTGAGGATGTTCTCCATCGTCGTTTCATCGAAGTTGGTGACGGTCGTCAGGATGTCCAAGCCACTCAAGGTGGTGCGCCACACCTTCGGCCATTCGTGAATCATTTTCAGGCCGCCGTCATCTTTCAGGATGTCGAGCACGTCCATTTCATCTATCTCAACCAAGCGGCGCAGCACGTAATCTGCATTGATCTCTACCCTTTCATTTCGACTTGATTTAAGGTCAATGATGCGTTGCGCAATGTCAGGTTTTGACAGGTTTTCACATCCGGTGCGGTTTGCAGTCTTCTCGCTGTACCCCGCCCGAATAGCCGCTTGCGTGGCGTTCAAATCGATGAGGTACTCGCGACAGAACATTTCTTGTTTGTCGGTGAGTGCCATTTTTTATCTCTCTTTAAGGAACTGGATATGATTCAGGTAGTCGTTGCACGTCTTATGGCTTTAACAAACGATTTAAACAAGGATGTAAAAATATCAGCGATCCAAGCATTGGGTGAGGGTGCTAGTCCTTCTCATGAAATTGAGAATCGCTTAATGCAACTTACTAATGACATCAATCAAGATGTCAAAATTGCTGCAATCAAAGCCTTGGGCCGTCTTTATCGCCGTCGATAATTACAACTTAATTTGCGGGCGCGTTCAATTGCCCCCTAACATGGCATCTTATTTCTAGCTATCTTAGTCACTTACAGCATCTTGAGCACGTCATCCGGCGCGAGGTATACCCAAACGCCATCTTAATGTGCCACACCAATGAAGCCGTTTACGATTTCAGGTTGCGATCTGTTCATCATGCCAATGTGAGTTTCACCTGACTTTATTGTTACTGTGATGAGGTAGGTGTCAGTCATATTCACTCCAGTAAAAAGCCACCCTAAGGTGGCTATCAATTCATGGCGCGTCTGGTAGGGGCATCCAGTGGGTTATTTCGATGCCATGATATTGTGAGTTGTCTATGAACACAGGACCTTTAAACCCAAACCCTGCAGTATAAGAAGCAACACCTACACCTTTTGGCGTGTTAACGATAAGCCAGGATATCTGTTTAGTCGTTTGTGGTTGAGATGTTTTTAATAAATTCCAGCCCATTCTGTATCTCCTTTGAAGTGAAGATTCAGGTTACCACTATTGATTAATGTTGGCTTATCAAGCGCTCGATAACATTGTTCTTTTTGCTAAAGGCGATTGTGTAAATGGCTCCCGTCGTGCATAAATGCACTCTACTTAGCTGGAGATGTCCTCCCTCAACCTCAAAAATCAAAACTACCTCAATGGAAACTGCAGTTGTAATAAAAAAGTTGCCATCAGCACAAGGCCGCAATGGGCTTTGATTATCCGCAGCATCAATGGTTATTGCGTTAGCGTAGTGGATAAGCGTTTTCATGTCTCTGAAGGTCAGGAGCTATCACGCCATCCGACTCACAGAGGGATATGGGTGCTATCAGGAAGTGAAGAAGTATTTCCGGCTAACGTGCATGGCGGCATGAGCCTGAATGAAGCTGAGGTGGCCCTATGCCGAATCACTCAGTAAAATTGCGGCTAGTCTGTTCTAACTTTCACTTCATGCACTGCTCTCTGATGTACTGCTGCAATCCGGCTATTTGCTTACCGGCGACTTCGATTCGCTCTCTGAGGGTGAAATAATCCCGTTGAGCGGAGTCAGTAAGTCGGGCGCTGGCTGCATCATCCACGCCGGCGGTGCCGGTGGCGGATTGCTTCGTGCATGTGGCGTTGAGCTGCAACCGACGCTTGCCAGTAGCAACATCATCATGCAGTTGATCGATAGTCGCTTTAGCATCGGCTAATTCCTTCGTGTATTTCTCATCGAGCGCGGCCACATCACGCTGGCGTGTCTGCATATCGGTGATGGTGTCTTTTGCCAGCCTGAGATTGCTGGTTGCAGTGTCACGCTGCGCCCTGTAATCAATGGCATTGCCACGGTAATAAAGCGCGAACGCTACTGAGGTGGCTAACAGCAGCAGGACGATCAGAATTAGCACTGTGAGCACTTTAGCCTTTGAGGTCATCGGCACTCTCCGCCAAGCACATGGTGCGCTCCATATCGCGGCGGTTCATTAATCCGCGCCACTTCTGGCCGCCAGCGTAAATCCAGCGGCGTAGCTCTTCACATGCGCCATCAACGTCACCGGCATTTAGACGCTTAAGCAGCGTCGATTTCGAGAACGCGTTTGTGCCCACGTTATAGGTGAAGCTGTAAAGTGCGGCGCGCTGATATTCGCCCAGTGGAATTTTTACCATGCCATCAACAGCTTTCTTAACTGGCTGAAGGTCATTCCACATAAGCCGATCACATTCGCGGTCGGTGTACTTTTTGCCTTTGATGATGTCGGTGCCGGTGTGACCGTCGCAGACAGTCCATACACCTGCCACATCTTTGTAGGGCTCATACACCCTGCCCTCTACCCCATCCTTTCCGCCGAGGAATACCGTAGCGATAGCCATAGCTCCGCCACCCGCGACAGCAATTAGCTTATTGCGCAGGCTGTTTGACATAGCCATGGGTTAATCCTCGTTGATGTCTGGTGCGGTGGGCCAGCGCTGAAGGGCTTTGATTTGCGCGAGCGTTACCTTGCGTCTGTAGTACCAGTTGATGCCGAGCGTGAAAAGCGCGACCAGAATACCGGCCAGCACGCCTACAGCACTCCATTCATCGGGACTCAGCCGGGTCAGCAGACCATTAGCGATTGTCCCGGCAGATGCGCCGTAAGCTGCGCCTGATGCCAGTTTGCTCATATCGATACTCATATCACCTCCGTGATTACGGGCGGTGCTGTAGGTAGTCAGAAAAAAAGATCGCCCGTTGCCACACAGGAAAAATTGAGAGTCGAGGTTGATTGGCAGGGGCGAAAAGTGAACTTTCGGATATTGACATATAGCACCAAGGGGGCTATTATTTATCACATGAGGTAGCGAGTTGGTCGCAGCCCGAATCCCGAAAGGAAGAACATGAGAACAGAAGATATGACCCAGGCAGAGTTAGCGAAGATCAACGCTGAGATTGCCAAGCTGATAGCTGAAACATCTAAGCTAAACCGCGAATCAGCCTGGTACCCGATTGTTGTAGCGTCCGGCCTGATTGGTGCAGTAGCAACAATCACAACGGTTCTTCTGAAAATGATTTAACGAAAGCCCCGAAAGGGGCTTTTTAACAGGTGCGCCAATGAGACTGATTAAAGAATATTCCCCACCCTCGACCGATGATCTGATTCGACTGAAAGATGAACTAGGGTACACCGGCAATCAGATGGCTGATTTAGCAGGGGTAGCCAGTAACAGCCAGTGGCGTAAATACACCGGTGGCGAATCGCCGCGAGACATGTCACCACATATCCTGTTTTTCCTTGCCGCACAATTATCACTGCCCGAAGAAGAGATAAAAAAAGTAATCAAGAAAATGCAGGAAATTGGCGCGGAGATTAAGTAATCCATGAATTCACAACATTATATGCATTCGGCATATGGGTGGATCTACATTGGTGCCTATGTTGAAAAGCCATTTTTCTGTAAAGTAGGAATCAGTAAGATTTCTCATGATGCTAGATTCAAGCAAACAACAACTAGCCCTGATTATGTGCCTTATAGGGCATATAGAATTCTAATGGAAGATTTGCATAAACTTGAGGGTCATTTACATAATCACATTAACCGTGAATATCGCAGAGCGTATCACCTTTTAAATGGCGCCCCTTCCGAATGCTTTTATTGTTCGCCGTCACAAGCCGCTGCAATCATAGAAGAACGCCTCAAAAACTGCATTTCTCCACCTATGGATGAAAATGGTTATGATCTATCTGAGATAATTCATATCCCTAATTATTTACATCTTCAGTGGCCTGGCGCTTGGGGGCCAGATGGGCGCTATTTTTTGAGTCAATTCATGAATGAGGATGGCTCACCTACAACAGTTAATATGAAAATTGGTTGGGACGGTATTCCATTTAATTAATCTCGCGCAAAATTTACGTGCCTCGATTTGTAATCACCAGCGTAGATATATAAAAACGCCCTCACAGCTGGTGAGGCCGTAGGGCGATTTGATTATCACAGAGTGATGGAACTCTTTAAGTTTACGCACCGAACAACAGCGCGCAACTTCAACTGTTAGGAATCATATCCCCAGCTTCGGGAAAAGTAAATAGCCCCCGATAAAATAATGAGCTATTTCTGATTACGCTACCCGGTAACCTTATTCAGAGAGGCATTGGCCCATGATTCCTCAATCTCAATCTTGCCGATCAGCCCGTCATAAAACGGTTTGACCGACTTCTTCCACGTATCGAGAGATATCGCCTCAGTAAAGCCTTCAATGGCTCTATGCACGTCAGTGGATGGGATCCGCTCATAACCACGGCCACAGCATCGCTTACAGTCTCCCATTACAGGCACGCCCTGCTCTTCAGTCAGCTTACGGTCTACCGCCCGGCCACGTCCGCTACAGTCACGGCACGATGAAGAGACCACGCCCTTCCCTTTGCAGGATTTACACAGCACGCGCTCAACATCCCGAACCTGATAGCTCACATTCTGCTGAAGACATTCATCCAGGCGCTTAATCTCCGTTACGCTTTCTGGCCGCTGGGTGCCGAATCTGGACTTGGTAGTGAAAACTTCTGCCTCAATGAAACCTTTCGCCTGGCAGCATTCGCACTGCTTGACGCTGGCGGCGCTGCGGCAATAATCCATGTAGGCATAAGTTGCGAGAGTTTGCATCACGGCTGGTTTAACATCAGGGTCTAACTTACGTAAGGCGGCAACCTTATCGCAGGTACTCAAGGCATATTCAGTTAATAACGATACGGCGCGGCGGGCGTCGTTATCGGTTACTCCAACCTTACCCATAAACGCACTGTAACCCAGCGGAGCGCGACTCTGGGTCATTCCCATGGCTGCCATGTAGTCAGTGCCAGATAACCTTGCGGGCCTCGGCGACGATGTGAGCCAGTGACATGCCCGGCGTGTCATCGATGAACAGCAGCTCCTGCTCACGCAGGCGATTAGCCGTTTCGGTGGCGCGGGTGAAGTCAGCGTCGTAGTCGCCCTGGTATTCGTCGTCAGCGTCATCAGTGGCCGGCATGTAGAAAATGCTCGGGTTGATGCCGGACTTCTGTCCTACCAGCTTTTCCAGAATCTGGTCAGCAGGCATTTCCAGGCTGAACATCAGCGCAGGCTTTTTCTCACGCACAGCGCAGTTAATTGCCATCTGGCTGTAGAGCGTGGTTTTACCCATCTTTGGGCGTGCGCCGATGACGAACAGCGAGCCTTTGACCAGTCCTTTAGGTGCCAGCATGCGGTCTAGCGAGGAAATCCCGGTGCTCATGCCTCGCTGCTCACCCTGCGGATCGAAGCGCTTTTCGAGGTCAGTCACCCAGTCGTCCATCACATCACCGAAAGAACGCAGCCCGCGGCGTTTGCCGGTTTTAGCGTAGTCGCTGATTTGCGTGGTGAGCATGGTGATTGACTCCAGCTTCTCGACGGCCGTCATGCTGTTGCGGCTGTAGAGCAGCTCGGTGGCTTCGTTCAGCTTGCTGATTGCATAACGCTCCATCGCCTTGTCGCGCACCACGGCAGCGTAAGCAACTAGATTGGCAACCGATGGGGTGTTCTTTGCCATTTCAGCCAGGTAAGCAAATCCGCCGTACTGCTTGCCGCCAGCTTCCAGCTCATCAGCCAGGGTCAGCGGGTCTATGGGCTTGTTGCGGGTCAGCAGGTCACGGATGGCGCTGAAGATGATCGCGTGTGAAGCAGTGAAGAAACTCTCTGGCTTCAGCATCGCCATAACCTTCTGCGTGCGCTCATCGCCGCCATCCAGCATCAGGCCGCCGATGATTGCCTGCTCTGCGTCAGAGCTATGCGGTGGCATCATGATTGATTCACTCACAGGCTTCCCTCCCTGGTCTTGGTCAGTGTGTCGCTGCTCAGCAGATAATCGAACGACGCCCGCCATCCCCGGCTGTTATCGCCAAAGTAAAACGGGTTCGCGGTGTTCATGAAGGCGTGAAAGTAATTGCTCGCAGCTTCAACAGTGGGTTCTTTTAGCTCTCCAAGCAGTCGCTTGATTGCCGTCCGGCGCTTTGGATTGAGCTTTTCAGCATTAGGCAATCTGCTGCCTGCTGCTTCGTTGTATGCGTCAAGCACAGCCTGATAGGAAACTGAAGACGCTTTTTTGCGCGGCGATTCGTCATCGGCAGATGACATATCATTATCGTTAGATAATGATTTATTAGTTATATTGTTAGCTGTGGGAATCTTCTGGGAATCTTCTGGGACAATCACCTCTGGAAGCCGCGCCACCTCTGCCTTTGTTCTGGGAATCTTCTGGGACAATTTCGCCCTGATATTCAGCGTATTTTGAGATGGTAATTACGGTGAATTTTCCCGGTGAAACTGTCTCGATCATGCCCAGCTTTTTGAACTTCTTCAGCAGGTACTGAATGCGGTTTGGTTCGATTCCGGTATCCGTTGCCAGCGTGTTACGGCCTGTGATGAACTGACCACGCTGAAGCTGGATAACTCCGTATTCTGTCTTCACAGCGGTCTCTGTGTAGTTGGCTGACATAATCAGGTGAACCCACAGATGAACAGCCTGAGAATCCTTTCTGTAGAACTCTGTCTCCTGTATTTTTCTGTGCAGCAAGGTAAACCCCTTACCGACCTCTTTCGGCGTTTGCTGAGGCGCTCTGGCCTCTCTTGCTTTAGCCAGACTTCTTACGTTGCTCATTGCCCTGCCCCCTTCGCTTTGTGTTCTTCCAGAATCTGCCTCAACTTCTCAGCAACCTTCGGATTGAACGTTTTCAGAATTCGACTCGGGCAAGGTTTTTGTGCAATTCCGCCTGGTACATAACGTGTTTCTTTGGCATAATTACTCCTGTGAATTGATCCAGTCATTTCGCATCAGGCCTCTAGCGTTCCAGCGCTCGGGGCCTTTTCTTTTCCCATCGCAGCAGCAACCGCTTGCCGGGCTACTTCTGCAATCAGGCTCGTTTCCCACACCTTCTCCAGCAGCACGAACACTGTCGCCATATCGCGCAGGTTTAACCGGCTTTCGCACTACAAGCCGCGCAGTGGGGAATGAACCCATACGCAGTGGCGCAGAAAACGCATCTGGTAAACGGCACGCTGGGTTATGAGGCTCAACTGGTCAACGCGGTAATCACCAGCTCTACCGCCGTTCAGGGGCGTTTCAAGTACGAATACGGCGGCGACTGGGAAAAGTTTAAGCCAGGTGTAGCCAACGCTTCGAATGAACGCGGCTTGTCTGTGCGCGTTGGTGCAGTGCTGAAGGGTGAAACGGAAATCACCTGGGGTGAGCCGCTTTATATGGAATACGTTACCACGCGCAACTCCCCTCTCTGGAAGACAGCGCCAAAGCAGCAGTTGGCGTATTTGGCAGTTAAATACTGGGCGCGCCTTTATTGCCCTGATGTGATTCTCGGTGTTTATACACCAGATGAATTCGAACCAGCGCAGCGCGCGGAACGCGACGTTACACCGGCACGCAGCCGCGCTGACCTGAACAACCTGATTAACAGCAAGCCTGAAGCGCAGCAGCCTGAGCGCGAAATTAACCCGGCGACAAATACCAGTGCGGCAGCGCGCACGCCGGATGAGCTGCTTGCCGATTTCACCGAAGCGTCTGCCAATGCCGATTCCGTTTCAAGCCTCGATCGCTTCTACAAGTACGCAGCACGCATGCTGGCAAGCGAGGCTGAAACGCTCGAAAAGGCCACTGATGTTTATCTGCTTCGCAAAGCAGAAATCGAAGAGACGCTTAGCTAAACACAGGAGAGCATGTGCAATCACCTGAATACCGGCGGCGCGGCAATCAGTTAACTCTTGGTCGCCGCTGGTCACCCGATGAGATAGGCCTTCTGAAAGAACTCGCTGCAACCATCCCACCCAAACTTATAGCCCGGCGGCTCAACCGATCTTACGAGTCCGTTCGCCAGCGAGCCAGTCGCAGCCGGATACGTTTTCTGGAGGAGCGCAGCAAAGATAACGGTGGTACTAAGCCAAATTTATGACACAAATATACTGTACGCATAACCAGCATTTTACTGGTCATCACCAGGTGCTGAGAGTATTGTGACTGAGTGAATTCACCGCCTAACTCACTCAACTGAAAGAGGATTTATTATGTCTCATACCGACCAGGAATTTGAAGACTTGCAAGACCTCAATACCCTGTATCGCTCTGCGATTCTGGACACCACTGAAGCCGTCGGCTGGGGTATCGAAATCCTGACCAAGGTAGCAGCTGCAAGCTACGCCGGCACGCTGGGGTCACTCTCTCCAGATGATCAATATCAGGCTAAGCAGACCCTGATGTATCTGAAGGAGCGAAAGGAAAACAACGCCATGTTCCGCAAGCCTGGCGACCCAGTGCCGCGTACTTTTCAACAGTACGAACACCCGTAAAGGGTTATGAATCAATTAAAGAGCCGCCTTCGGGCGGTTTTTTTGTTGCCTGCTATCTGACTATTTTCGCCGCGGCATTGAGCCTGACAGCGGCATAAGGGGTAGCTCTAGGTTTGTGAATTTACATTTATATGGGCTGACAAAAAATGCAGTAATGGTATAAACGGATGGGATAAATCTGGTTGAAGGGGGCTGGCGATGGCAAGAAATGGTACAGGGAATAGGAATTATCGCGGCTATACACTGAGGCACATCATTGCCCCTTATGGAATGCGAAAAATTAACGGCTTCAACGAAAATACATGGGAGTTTTTCAATCGTCAATATGACGTGATAGGCCTTCCATTTACGCTTGCCAGAAAACCAAGCCTGGCCCAGCAAAATGCGGTCTCAAATAGAAAGCTTTCTGAGACATCAAACAAAATTTTCTTTCACGACGACAGCAATCATGGCACGCCTGAGTATTGGCAAAGGATTGATAAAGTCACCAAATGGAAACTGAAGGAAGGGATGATTGAGCAGCAGGTTAAAGCTGGGCTCCCTCCGCACTCATATGGTGTCATTCAGGAAGAAGATTAATGTCACACAACTTAGCAGCACGTAGCAGAGAAGAGCGCGACAGGATTAACGTGGATTTAGCCGCATCAGGAGTCGCATACAAGGAGCGTATGAATCAGCCTGTTATCCCGCATGAAGTGGAGATGCAGCAGCCTGCAGCAATGAGGGAGTATTTCAAAGAGAGATTGCAGCATTACAGGAACGTCGCTCTCCAGTTTCCGCGCGGCACGGACCCGGTTTATTTTAAGGAGGAAGGTAAGTGATAGTCCTTTTCATTCCCTCCCTGATCAGCCTGCTGGTTTCTAAAGCCGAAGAGAAAGGCTCTCCTTTGACTGAAGAGGAGGTGTTGGCTATTCGTGATAATGCCACGGCTATTGTCACGGATGCTCAAGGCGTCTTAGCGGTAGCTGAGCGGCGTGGGTATCAGGATATTGACCCGGAGCATTGCTGGGAGGAATGGCTAGACTTTAATAGGCAGGATTAATGTTCACTACATAGGGCCGATGAGGTTATCGTGGGTATCGGTCCCGGTTATCAAAGGGAGTAAAAAATGACAAAGAAGGAATTGAATTATATTGAACTCGGTATTGAAGAGTTCAAAAAACATCACCCGAGCCTAGTCGAAGGACTTGTAAGCAGGGCTAAAAATGAGGCGGACTCTTTGGGGTTAGGTGTTCAGGAATATCATGAGCATCTAATCCTTAACGCTTATACAGATAAGCTCAGTAAGGAAGGAATTCAAAACATACTTGAATATCACGTTACGAAATATGAGAAAAACCCTGTCAGAGCGCGTGAAGTGATTACGGAATATCATAAAGGTCAGGCCGACGCTTTGGGTATGTCCTGGGAAGAATATAAAATCTTGAACAGATTTTAGTAGAGGTCGTCCGCTGCACCATACGAACTGCCTTCGCGGCGCAAACTTAATTTGGATGAGTCGATGAGGCTTCCACTAAAACCGGGTTCGGTTTAACAGAAGGAGGACAAGCAATGACATCTAATCAGATAAAGCAAAGAGAGCCTAGGCCTAGCAATTGCCCTTATTGTGGTTCTGAGCGTGTAGCAAAAGAAAAGATTATGGGGAATGACACCGGGGACTGGATTTGTGGGTCATGTAAAGAGACGTGGCCTTTCAAATACATCCCAAAAGAATAAGTTACCTCATTCACATTGACCTCGCCACGGCGGGGTTTTTTATTGCCTATAGGAAACCAAAATGCATATCGAAATCGGTGACAAGTACACAATCGAAGGTGGCGCTAACGACTTCATTCTGTACGTAAAGAACGTCGTTAAGCATGGAAAGACAGCCGGGCAGGAAACGCAGCGCCTCGGCTACTACTCGAAATTAGAGCATCTCATCCGCGCGCTGATTAACCACGAAATCCGTACCGGCGATGCGAAGACGCTGCAGCAGATTCAGGACCAGATTACTTACATCTCAATCTGGTGTGAAAAAGCATTTTCGGAGGTGGAACATGTCTGACGAATTAGACCAGGCTGCTGAGCTTGAGGAGCTGGAGCGCAATATCGCGTTGGCTAACCGAAAGCATCCGGAGATGTCATTTACCGGTGCCTGCTATTACTGCGAAGAGGTGGTGCCGGCGGGATGCTTCTGTTCGGCTGAATGTCGGGAAGACTACGAGCGCATTCAGCGCGCTAAGCAGCACAGGAGAGTGGCATGAATGTAACCCAGAGTACAATTCAACAACTTGTAAGCACCGACGCTGACAGGCTAGACCCGGTAAAGGTGATGATTGAAAACCTTCGTCCCGGCGCTGGCAATATCACCATCACCTGCTTTGGTAAATCATGGACGTCATACTGGGGCTCAATGTCTGACAGGTCAATTGAGGAGTTCTTTGTGGACTGCAACGATTCTTACCTAATTAACTGCCTTGATCGGGGAATCCACAGCGTTCTGGATGGCACAGATAACGATGCCAATATTGATTTTGTAAAAGGTCGCATCTGCAAACTTCGCCGCGACGGGGACATATCCTCAGATGAGGCGCGCGAATACTGGGATGAGGCTGAAGGCAGTGAAAACGTTAAAATGCTCTGCTGCGACTACACCTATCGCTCTCCTTTGCTGTCACTGCTCGGTGATGACCCATGGTACGCAGGTTGGCCGACTGTTCCGAATCCTGACTATGAATACCTGAAGCGCATCGTGCAAACTGTCCGCGAAGCCATCAAGCAAACCTTAGCCGTAGCAGCCTAGCTCCCCCACCCACCCTATTCACTATCGCGCTCTGCGTGAGGAGTTGTTATGTCTGAAGTAAGCATATTGGATATGTGCTGCGGCTCGCGCATGTTCTGGATGGATAAGCAGGATGTCCGCGCGGTGTTCACTGACCGACGCGCCGAGCAGCATGTTTTATGTGACGGGCGCACACTGCAGATCAGCCCGGATATCATCGCTGATTTTCGCGCGCTACCGTTCTCCGACAACACATTAGCTCAGGTTGTGTTTGATCCGCCTCATCTGCAGCACGCAGGTGAAAACTGCTGGATGCGTAAGAAATACGGCGCTCTGGATAAAACAACGTGGCCAGACGATATACGTGCCGGCTTTGTGGAGGCGTTCAGAGTGTTGCGGCCACACGGTACGTTGATCTTTAAATGGAACGAGACACAGATTCCTGTCAGCAAAGTGATCGCACTTACCGACCACAAACCAACCATCTGGCAGCGCACTGGCAAAGGCGACAAGACGCACTGGGTTCTCTTCCTGAAGCCTTCAGCATGAACACCATCCGCGACATCTCCCCCGACGAGTGCACCCTGTGGCTCGTCGTTTTTATTTGCATCGTTCTGGTCTGGAACTGGCCGTATAAGGAGCAGAAGTCACTCCGAATGAAAACTTGCGTTAGTTTGCGATCAAGTTCTGTTAAAACTTGCAGGAGAAATTATGGCTAAGCTAATGAACCTTCAGGAGTGGGCGTCGGCAACATATTCGCAGCCCCCCT